AGTTTATGAATTATCAGATAATGTCTGAGATGAACGAGTACGAAGCAGAGTTTGATCAGATGTTATTTTATTTACCACTTGCAGGTTCATCATTTAAAAAAGTTTACTACGATGAAATAATGCAAAGAGCTGTTTCAAAATTTGTACCAGCAGATGATATTGTTGTACCGTATACCGCAACTTCATTAGATGATTGTGAATCTATAATACACAGAGTTCGTATGTCAGAAAACGAATTAAGAAAACAACAAGTTGGTGGATTCTATACAGACATAGAAATTAATCCTGCATACATGGATGAGACAAGTTCTGAAAAAGCAGAAAGAGAATTAGACGGAACATCTAGAGGAAGAGATCAAAGAATGTATACTCTGCTAGAGTGTCATGTTAATTTAGATCTAGAGGGTTTTGAAGACATTGGTGTCGATGGAGAACCAACAGGAATTAAATTACCATACATTGTAACTGTTGAAGAAGGCACAAGAAAAGTATTATCTATTAGAAGAAACTACGAAGCAAACGACCCAAAAAAAGATAAGATTAATTATTTTATTCATTTTAAATTTTTACCAGGACTTGGATTTTATGGTTTTGGTTTAACTCATATGATTGGTGGATTATCAAGAACAGCAACAGCTGCATTAAGACAACTGTTGGACGCTGGAACCTTGTCTAACTTACCCGCTGGATTTAAGATGCGTGGTATTAAAATGAGAGACGAGGCGCAATCAATTCAACCTGGAGAGTTTAGAGATGTCGATGCACCTGGAGGAAACTTAAAAGATGCATTCATGACATTGCCGTTCAAAGAACCATCAGGTACGTTATTACAACTTATGGGTGTCGTGGTACAAGCAGGGCAAAGATTTGCATCTATTGCTGACCTGCAGGTAGGAGACGGGAACCAACAAGCAGCAGTGGGCACGACAGTCGCTATGTTGGAAAGAGGATCGCGTGTAATGTCAGCAATTCATAAAAGAATGTATGCCGCGATGAAAAAAGAATTTACAATTTTAGCTAGAGTATTTAAAACTTATTTACCTCCAGTTTACCCCTATGATGTTATTGGTGGACAGAATCAGATTAAACAAATAGATTTTGATGACCGTATTGACATCTTACCAGTTGCAGATCCAAACATCTTTAGCCAGACTCAACGGATCTCTTTAGCTCAAACAGAAATGCAATTGGCTGCCTCGAACCCTCAAATACATAATCAATACGAAGTGTATCGAAACATGTATGAGGCATTGGGGGTAAAAGATATTGATTTAATTTTAAAAAGACCACAACAACCAACACCAAAAGATCCTGCGTTAGAACACATTGATGCATTAGCTGGTGTTCCGTTTCAAGCGTTTCCTGGTCAAGACCATAGAGCACACATCACAGCGCATTTAAACTTTATGAATACAAATATGGTTAAGAATGCACCAGCTGTTAATGGTGCGTTAGAAAAAAATATACTTGAGCACATAAGTTTAATGGCACAAGAGCAAATAGAACTAGAGTTTAGAGAAGAACTACAACAACTACAACAAATGTTGCCTATGTTACAGAACCCACAGGCTATGATGCAGAATCCTAACCTTCAAAATCAAATTCAAATGATGCAACAGAAGATAGAATCTAGAAAAGCAGTGTTGATTTCTGAAATGATGGGTGAATTTGCTAAAGAAGAAAATAAAATCACTGGAGATTTTGGTAATGACCCTATTGCTAAACTAAGATCAAGAGAATTAGACCTTCAAGCTAAAGATAATGCTAGAAAAGAGAAGGAAGGTGAAGAGAAAATGAGTCTAGACAAGATGAAAGCTATGATGAACCAAGCAAACGTCGAAGAAAAACTAGATCAGAACGAAGAATTAGCAGAATTGAGAGCCAATACGTCAATTCAAAAAACAATTTTAGGAAAAACAATACCATCTAGTAATAAAACACCAGATAGTATATCAATAATTAGAGGAGAGGAGTAAAATCTATGGCATTTCCAATATTAGGTGCATTAAAACTTGCAGTAAACGCTGGTTCACACATTTATAAGAAGAAAAAAGAAACACAGATGATGATGGCTAACGCACAAGCCAAACATGCTGAAAAGATGGCCTCCGGAGAGTTAGAATATTCGGGAAAATTGCTAGAGGCCCGACAATCGGACTGGAAAGACGAATTCGTGTTGGTCGTGTTAACGCTCCCGATACTAGTGATTGCATACGGAGTCTTTAGCGAGGATCCGGCTGCGTCTGCAAAGATAAAAGAGTTCTTTGAACAGTTCCAACAACTGCCGTCATGGTTCACAAATTTATGGATCCTTGTGGTTGCGAGTATTTATGGTATAAAGGGAACGCAAATATTTAAGGGAGGAAAAAAATAATGCCAAATAGACTATACAACAAACAAGTTACACCTAAAGGATACAAGATGGGTGGAAGAGTTAAAAAAATGGGCGGCGGAATGATGAACAAGAGACCTATGTATAAAGACGGTTCTTTAAAACCAGTTCCAGCTGAAAACAAAGGTCTTTCAAAACTACCTACTAAAGTCAGAAATAAAATGGGCTTTATGAAAAAGGGTGGCAGAGTTAAGCTTAAAGAAGGTTCAAAAAAATTTAGAGAAATAGGAGGAGGCGAAGCAAAAAAATACGGTCCTCATAAAGTAGATTTTTTTGAAAGAGATTTTAGATCATTAGTAAAATTTCTACCTGAAAAAACTCAAAATAAAATTAAAAAATTTGCTAAAGATTTTGATAAAAAAGCAGAAGATAGAAGAAAAAAGAAGGCTAAATAATGGCAGGTCCAGGTTTATACGCAAACATCGCAGCTAAAAAAAGAAGAATCGCTGCTGGCTCAGGTGAGAAGATGAGAAAAAAAGGTTCAAAGGGTTCACCAACTAAAGCAAACTTTGTAAGAGCCGCACAAACGGCTAGAAAAAATCTTAAAGGTGGCGGAAAAACTATGGGAAAAGTAGCTTCTGATGAAACAAAAGCTAAGTTTAAAAAACTTGAAAAAAGAAAAAAAGCTGCTGGTGAGTTTTCAAAAAAGATAGGTAGAAGTTTTGGCAGTATTATGAGAGAAAAATACAGGAGATAGAATATGACTAAATTATGTCCGAGAGGTAAATCAGCAGCAAAAAGAAAATTTAAGGTATACCCTTCAGCTTATGCAAATGCATATGCTTCTAAAATTTGCGCTGGTAAAATTAAAGATCCCTCTGGTGTAAAGAGAAAAGATTTTAAAGGACGTAAGCCAGCTGCTATGGGTGGTAGAATTGGTTATAAAGATGGTTCACCGAAAATTGTGCCAGGAAAAAAACTAAAAATAGTAAGAGGATTTACAACTGGTAGAGGCGGATTTACGGAACCTAGGGTAGTTGGTACAAAACAATCATATGACTATGCATCAGGGCCACAAACAGGTAAAGATACTAAAGACCAGGGACCAAGAGCTAAACAAAGTAAATTTGAAAAAGAGTCGAGAAAAGGCAAGGTTAAACATGCAAAAAGACCTCGATATAAAGCCAGTGGCGGACTTATAGAGGCTACACAAAAATTAAAACGACAAGGTTTTGGTATGGGTGGCTCTTGCATACAAATTAAAGGTTTTGGTAAAGCACGAAGACCAAGTGAATAATCATGGCAAAAAACGGACTTGATAAATGGTTCAAACAAAAATGGGTAGATATTGGAAGCAAGCGAAAGGATGGCTCATTCGCAAAGTGTGGCCGTTCAAAACAAAAAGCCGACTCGAAGAGGAAGTATCCAAAGTGCGTTCCTTTAGCAAAAGCGAGATCGATGTCGGAGGGACAGCGAAAGTCTGCCGTTGCCAGGAAACGGGCAGCTGCCAATGTGGGACCTAAACCAACAAACGTAAAAACTTTTGCAAAAAGAAAGAAAGCAGCAAACGGTGGTTACATGGGGAGTTTTATAAAATTAGATGTGGATGGAAAAACATATGGAAATCCAAGTTTAAAAAAATATTATAAAGGCATGATCTAATGAGAACACAAGATAGACAGCCGCCTAAAACTAAAAAATATTTTAGATCAACTAAGTCTGGTGCAGGCATGACTAAGGCTGGAGTTGCAAGATATAGAAGAGATAACCCTGGATCTAAATTAAAAACAGCGGTCACTGGCAAAGTCAAACCAGGATCCAAAGCTGCTAAGAGACGTAAATCTTTCTGCGCAAGAAGCGCAGGTCAAATGAAGAAGTTTCCTAAAGCTGCGAAAGATCCTAACTCAAGATTAAGACAGGCTCGTAGAAGATGGAAATGTTAAAAAATTTATTTAAAAAAATATTAGGACTAGACAAATTAGATCATAGAATTAGAATATTAGAAAGAGCTAAATATTGGAAGGAGAAATATGAAAAAAGAAAAAGCTAAAATAAAAAAAGTAATGGGTGCTTTAAAAAAAGCATCTAAAGCACATGCTGGTCAAGCAAAAATTTTGAAAGGAGTTCTACATGGCGGATCCAAAAGTAGGAACGGGAAAAAAGCCTAAAGGAAGTGATAGACGACTTTAT